CCGCACGCCTTGCCGTCGAAGTGCGGGCACGCGGTGCATACGGCGTGTCTCCGCTCAACCTCGGCCTCGCTCGCCATCGGGGCTCCAGCCGCAACGTGCTGAGCGGCTGCGGCGGCGAAGTTGGCGGCTTTGCGCAGCAAGGTAACGCCCGGTTTAGGCCGCGGGTACGCCTCGTGCGTCTCGTCCACGGTGATGGTGTCGCCGTCCTCACTGACGATGCACGCACGCACCTCATCAAGCGTGTAGCCTCGCTCTAGATAACGTCGCACGAACAAATGGCGTGGTCCCGTGATCATGGAAATACAAATGGCTCACACGTTTTCTCGCATAACTCTTTTGAGCAGTACGCCGGCCCTTGTGGCGCACTTTGCGCGTCTAGCGTGCAATCGCCGTCAAAACCGCAGTACCAAAACTCCAACTGCTTACAAACGCCGTCGCAGCAGACTTTACGCTCGCCAGAAGCGATCTCCGTTCCGGCAGCCCCCTGCCAGCATCCATGGCCCGCCTCCCAGTAATAGTTGGGCGGGCAGCAGCCCTCAAGGCCGCCAGCAGGGTGCAGGGTGTACGTAGGATCAACGCACCCGCAGTCAAGGAATGACTGGCACTGGCAACACGGACACACCATCACGGCACTCTCAATCTCAAAAAAGACGACGGCGTGGTAGCAAGAACCATGATGGCCGTTTTTGTACTCGTCACGATTGTGACCGTTTGCGTAGTATGCGTGATCGCCTTGACCAAATCTTCGCTCGCAGTTGTTTTTGTGACTCCGATCTGTATGGCACAAGACGCAGTATCAAGCGCAGCAGTAACGCTTACGTCCGTCAGGTACGTGATCGTTATTCCAGAAGTCGTCACGCCAGTGACAACAATCTGGCTTGCGGTGTTGGAGCAATAAGTGCTAGCCGTGGTCTGCGTCACGAACACCGCTGTGCGTGCTTCCAACTTTGGCACCACTAGCCACCAGTTCGTCCCCTCCTTGCCAACTATGCAGTCCTCGTTGCTGTACGCCGTGAGCGTGATTGGCCAAGAAAAGTTGAAGGCGTTGACTGTGGCCGTCGGGGCGTACTTAAAGGTGACGATCTTGCTGCTGCCAGTAGGCCACGCGCCTGAGAACGTCGCCGCCCGCACCTGCTTAGGGGCGCGATCCTCGAACCGCTTGGCGAACGTCAGCGGCGATGCCGCCGGGGGCGTCAGCTCGGCCTGGCGCACGACGCCCGCAATCCGCTCTGCGGATTCGCGGGTGAACTGCACGGCATCGAATGGGCCTCGTTTGCGTGCCATGTCAGGACGGCGGCGTGCCGAAGAGCGTGGAGAAGTTGGCCACTTGGTTCACTCGACGCTGCAGCACAGCTGGCTGGCCGCTGGTCTGGTTGCCGCTGCCGTCCAGGCCGACGGGGTTGGCCGACGCCACCCACTCGCCGTTCTCGAAGTCGAACACCATAGCCCGCCGCTTGGTGCCGCCGCTCAAGTAGTTCCAGCCAACGTCGGGCAACTGCAGAACCCAGCCGGTCTGCCGGTACATGAGCTCGATCTGCGTGGCCCAGTACGAGTACGTGGCGTTATTGAAGAGCTCGATAGTGTAGGTGGAGTTCACGCCCGCACACTTCCACGTATACGCCGCACCTCCGAAGTACGTGCCGTCGTTCACCGTGTTGGTGGCGGCCATCTGTGACGACGGAAAGGCGGTGTAGTTCTTGCGGATAGTCGCCCGCACCATGGCCTCGTCTGTCGTGATGCCCTCGAAGTAGTCGTAGGCAGAGTTGGTCAGTGGCCGCAGGTCGGCGTTGCCCGTGCCGTGGTAGTAGTACAGAGCCGGCACCTGGCTGGGCTGTGACTCAAAAGACCATTCGGCATCACGAGACGTTGGCGCCAGCAGTTCGTTGGCCGTCACGTTGCCGTACTCGGCCACAACTTCAACGTGGTACGGCGAGTCGTTGAACCGCTCGTTGATGACGATTTTTCGCAGGCCGAGAGCGGACCAAGTAGGGTGCACGTTGCCGAACGCGCTCAGGTTCATATCGACGTTGGTGAGGATGTCCGTCTCAGTCAGCGGCGTGTTCTGCAGCGTGTTGTCTGTGAGCGTCACGGCCCAGCGGCGAGTCGCTACCGGCTGCGTGCCCAGCGTGAAGTCAGACGAGCGTGCCAGTTCGGTGACGGATGCGATGCCCATCAGGTCGGCTCCCCGAATGACGAGTAGCCCACAATGGCCACCGGCTGGTTGAAGTAGTTGCTCGCCGCCTGGCCGATGCCCGTGGCGATCCGCTCGAGCAGCTTCGTCTGCAGCCGCTCCTGCACCAGCCGTGGATCCTGAGCGTTGGCCGTCAGGTTCAGCACCAGGGCGGCACCCTCAGCGGTGCGGATGTCGCTGCCCGTGATGGTCTGCGAGCCGAGGGTGTTGAGTTTCTTGAGCCGCTCTTCCTGCCGCTTGGCTTCGGCCTCGGCAGCCTTCTGCTGCTCTTCCAGAACCTTCTGCTGGTACTGAAAGATTTGCTCCTGCACACGCTGCTGCTCTTTGGCGGCGGCTTCGGCGGCTTGGCGTTGCTGGTCGGCGTATCGCTCTTGCAGACGCAGGGCGTCGTCTTGCGCTTTCTTCTGGTCTGCAATCGCCTTCCTGTTGTCGTCTTCCTTCTTCTTCCGCACGTCCTCCAAGTGCTTTATCTCGTTGTTAAAGAGCTCCTGCTGCCGGGCCACCTCAACGTTGAACGCCTCTTGATTCAGGATGCCGGCCGACGCCTGCTCTTGGGCAGCAGCAATGCCCTGCTGCAGACGCAACGCAGCGTCAAACCCGGCCTGGCCAAACTCCTGAGACTTGGCAATCAAAGCGTTGATGTTCTCGTCAACCGCCTGGAACGCAGCTTGGAAGCCTTGGCCGAATCCCTGCTCAAGTGCCAACTGCTGGTCTTCAAGCTTGCCCTGCAACTGGTCGAGCTCCGCCTGGCGGGCGGCAGCGGCGTCTGCGTCTGCGGCATTGCCGGCCGCACGGGCAGCGGCGAGTTGCTCAGACACACGGGCCTGCTCTCGCTGCACGGCCTGAAGGTCTTGCTCCAACTTCACAGCCGCACTGTTGGCTTCTAACAGCCCTTCAATGCGAGCCCGGTCGGCGTCAATCAGCCGCCGCTGCTCGTTCTGCAGCTGCTTCACCTTGTCGATCTGTGCGTCGTATTCCGCGTTGGCTGCGGCCACGCCACGGCGAAGAGTCTCTTCGTTAATGACGCCAGCCTCAAACTGCTGCCGCAGTTCTTCGAGCTTGTTCTGAAACTGCAGTGCAGCGTCAAATCCTGCTTGGCCGAACTGCGTCGCCTCGTCAATCGCCTGCAAAATCTCGGCCCGCAGCCCGGCGACAGTGGCCTGGGCGTCGGCCTCAATCTGCAGTTCGATCTTGGCGTCGTTCTCTAGGAGGTCGATCTCGTCTCGGAAAGCATCCCCCGCACGAGCGGCAGCACGGCGGAACGTCTCTTCGTTTATCAGCCCGTCGTCTAGCTGTGCCTGCAGTTCTCGGATTGACTCCTGATACTGCAACGCAGCGTCGAAACCGGCCTGACCGAAGGCGGCCGACTCGTCGATGGCGTCGCTGACGCTCTGTCGCACTCGGTCGAGAGTCTTCTGCAACGCATCGGCCTCGGCCTGCGATTGCTCAAGCGAGTCGGCGATCTGCGACACGCCGCCGGCAGAGTCTTGAGCGTCCTCACCAAACACACGCAGTGTTCTGCCAAGCACATTCAGTTGGCCTACCAGCGGGATGAGATCCACGATGGACGTGGCTAGTGCCTGCGACGCCGTCTGATTCTCTTGAGAGAACCTGTTGACCGATGCAGTGATCTCCGTGAACGCCAGCGTTACGTTGGCAGCACTGTCCGCAAACGCAGCGGACGACTGATCAGCAAAGCCCTTGGCGGCGATCGACGCCCGGTCGAGCTCGTCACCGAATCGGGCGATCTGCTCTCGCTGCCTGTCAGAGATTGCGGCACCGAGCCGCTCAAGCTCTTCGCGGGCGGTGGCCAGTTCGTCAAACACCGGCAGCAGTTCCAGCCCGGCCTTACCGAACAACTGCAGAGCAACCGCAGCACGGCGGGCCGGATCGTCAATCTGCAGAAGTGCAGCGGCCACGTCCGTGAACAGCTGCTCTGGCGTGGCGGAACGCACCTGATCGACAGAGATGCCCAAATCGCCGAACGCCGACACGGCGGCACTTGATCCAGTGCGGGCATCATTCACCGACTTCAGGAAGCGATTGAACGAACTGCCCAACTCGTCAACGCTGGTGCCCGTCTTCACGGCAGCCACTTGCAGCACTTGGATGAAGTCAAACGACACGCCGAGCCGGGACGCCAACTGCGTGAGCCGCTCCACCTCGGCCTCAAGCGTCAGCAGGTTTCTGCCCACGGCAACAGCAGCGGCGCCAAACGCAGCGGCGGCAGCAGCGGCGGCAGTGAACGGCGTGATGACGGACGCAGCCGCTGTGCCGAGCGAAGCCAAGTTGGCGTAGATGTCCCCGGTGAACACCCGCTGCAATCCCTGGGCGGCACTGGAGATGCCAGACAGCCTGCCGGCGATGTTGCCAAGCGGGCCGGGCAAGGCTGCGAAGATGCCGCTGATCTCGTTGAACTTGAGCCCCTGCACCGCCGCCCGCTGCACTTCATCAGCCAGCGTGTCTGCGGATTTACTGGCCCGAGCCAAGGCCGCATCCGCCTGGGCGACGCCACGGGCGTACGTCTCGCTGCTGATGGCACCAACCCGCACCAGTTCGTTTAGCCGGGCAATCCGCTCGGCGTGTATCTCCTGCTCTGTGCGGAGTTCTCTGGTGACTCGCACGCCTTCCTCGAAGGCGTCGGCAGTCTGCCTCACCTCCTGCTGCAGAGCCTCAAACTGCTTGGCGTATTCCTGAGCGTTCAAGCCGCCGGCGAGTTGCTGCGACAGTTCCTCAAACCGCTGATTGAGAGAAGCCTGAGCCGTCGCTGCCGCCTGGCTGTCCTTGGCGAACTTGTCGAACACGGCCGTAGTCTTGTCGGCCTGCTGCCCCAGCTTCTCCAACGCTCGCTCGGCCGGCGTCAGGTTCTTCACCACGCCAGAGGCGTCGGCGGAAACCTTCATCGCAAGTGAGAGGATGTTGGCCATGGCTGCTACTGATCAAAGATGCCGCTGAGCTTTGCGAGCTCTCGGGCCATCTCTTCTGATGTCTGCGGTGGCTTTTCGGTAGGAACGAAATCGGACGCCTTTGGTGCTTTGCCTTTCTCGCTGTACGGTGCGAGCACGGCACTGGTGAGTAAGCCTGTCTGCTGCCACGGATCCGGGAGAGCGTGGTAGTAGCGGGTGAACGCCACCCACTCGCTGAGCTCTTGGGAATCCATGCGGCGAGACAACTCCCGCACCGTCATGCCTAGGTGCCCGGCGAGGCGGAAAAGAAACCTCCGCATCGGCCGGGTCTTCAGTTTTTTGCGAGTTCCTCCACGTCGCTCTCGGTCATGTTGTTGTGCTTCATCGCCTTCTCGAAGAGCTTCGACACCACGGCTGACGACTTCTTCGCCAGCTGCTCGATGCCCTGCTCGTCGAAGAGCCGCTCGCCACTCTCTGGGTGGCACAGGCAGCGGGCCAGGTACTTCGTCCTGAAGTTGTCGATGCCACGCTCCTTGTTGCCGATCCACTCCTTTTCGTAGGAGTCCCGCTCCTCAACGGTCATTACACGGATGCCAAGCACCAGCGGCTTGCCGGTAGAGTCCTTCCACTCCTTCACCGTCACCTTCAGCACCGACAGATCGTCGGAGGCGAGAATCTGGGCGGCGAGTTCCTGCACAGTCAGAGCCATGGCATCTCCTAGGGTTGGATCCTCAACGTGACGGTGTACCGCGCCACGTCATTGGCAATGCCCTGGATCGTGAACTTCTCGAGCACGGCGGTGCCAGAGTAGGCAAGGCCGCCGCCAGCAATCGAAACCGCAGCACGCTTGGCGTACTTGGCCGTCGAGATGTTCGCAGTCGTCAGGCACGATATCTCTATAGTGCCAACGTCAAGCGTCCACGTACTCGCACGAGCCAGCGGCAGCGAGCCGCCGTGAGTCACGCGCAGCTCGGTGATCTCACCGAATGACACGCCGTCCCACGTCGCCGTGACGCCCGCTGCGTATGTAGCCATGACGGGGCTCCGTCAGGCTTACCGCTCGATGCGGATCGTCACCTGGCCGCGGATGGCATCGTTGGTGGCGAGCGTGAGCGTGGAGCTCTGCACCGTGCCGCCCTTGCTCAGGAGCGAAGAGCCGCCAACGGTGATGGCCAGCGTGCCCGTGGCCTTGTCCTCGATGATGCTCTTGCCGACGTAGTCGAACTGCACCGTGCGGCCGGTGTCGCCCGACGCCGAGCCGGCCAGCGGCAGGTCGAGAGTCTTGGCAGTTTCACCAGCGGTCTGGCCCAGGTGGGCCACATTGATCTTCTCGTCCTCGGCGGCAGGGTCCGCATACGAAACGACGATATTCGTCACGGTGTACTTCGTGGCCGTCGTCGGCCACGTCACCACGGTGCCGGCACCATCATGCGGAGTCTCGAAAGGCATCGTTCAAATCTCCTGCCAGAGGATCGAGTACTGTTGGTTAACCGTGAGAATCGGCGGCAGGTCGCCTCCCGCCAACTGAACCACGCCGTCCGATTCCGTGTCCAGAGACACGTTCCTGACGCTCACGTAGTTTTCCACAGCGGTCCCGTACCCATCCAGAACCGAGCGGCATCGGTCGGCGATGTCCCGGGCCTCGCCGTACGTCTCGGCGTACACGTCCACCGACAGCAGCACGACGCCCATTCCCATGGGGCCGGATAGCGATTGCGTCCGTTGGATGCCCGTGCGACGCCAAGTGATGAACGGCAGCGACGCCGAGGCCGGTGCCACAACGGGGTAGACACGCTGGCCCACGACAGCCGCCACGGCGGGGTCGGCCACCAAGGCGTTGGCCAGCAGCTGCTCAGGTGACTTGAGTGGCATGGCTAGCCTCCGATGATGCCGCTGATGGTGCCGGTGCTGGACTGCGTGATCTTGGAAATGGCGGCCTCGATCGAGATGCCAATCTCACGCCGCAGGATCTCGGCCACTTGGTTCTTGGTCTGCTCGAAGGCGGTCTGCACCGGCGGGCGGCCAGCCACACCACCCGGTCGAACTCCCGGCAGGCGGATAGCCCCCTGCCCCTTTTTGCCCTTCATAAAGAAGGCGTATGGCTGCGACTTGCTGCCGTCGGGGTTGATGTCGAACGGCCCACGAGCGGCCAGGCTCGAAGCGATGACGGCCCCTTGGCCCTTCACTTGGTGGCCGCTGATGTTGGCCACCTTGCCAGACTTCATACGGCGGGTGTGTGCCTTTCGCTGGTAGGGCTTGTCCGAGAGCTTGGTGACGACTCGCTCCTTGGTGCCGAACTCCAGCCACCACTGGTGAAATCCACGCTCCTTGCCAATCCTCACGCTGCCGGCGGTGGCGGTGCCACGCTCTTTCTGCGACTGCCGGTATCCAATCAGGCCAACGGCGGCCCCGTCCTTCGGGTACTTGACCGTCTTGTAGTCGGCGGCCCGCTTCAAGTTGCCGGTAGGGCCGACGGGCGTGACTTCACGCAGCCGCAGGTACGCCGGCCAGATGGCTTTCTCCAACGCCGCCTCTAGCGTGTCGGCAAGCCCGGCCCGGCCGTCTTGGCCGAACAGGTTCCGCAGCTGCTCGGTCTTTTGCTTCAGGTCGGTGGAGTCCACCGTGATTGAAATGAAGGCCATTAGATGGCCTCCTGGCAGATGAGCTCATGCTCGGTGCGGTTGCCGTGCTCGAGGATGCTGACGATTTCCAGCGTGCGGCCACGCCACTGCAGACGCATTTGCTGCGTGAGCCCGGCGAGATACCGCATCCGCACCCGGTGGCTAGCCTCGGTCTGCTGCTGGCCCTGCAAAAAGAACTCGCGGGCCGAGATGCCCTCGACGCTGGCCCAACGCTCAGCAAACGTGCCCCACGTCTGCGTAGCTTCGCCCAGCGGCGTGCGGCTGTCCGTGGCCTGCTGCACCGTCACACGCTCTCGGAGCCGGCCGGAGTCCATCAGTCTGGCCCCCACATGATGATCTTGTAGGTGCCGGTGCCAGCCCCAGCCACCAGTTGCGGCACGGGCTCGCTGTCGGCCATCTGCGTCACGGCCACCTCACCGTTCGATGAGATGAGCCGCCATGCGTCGTCGCCGCCGTCGTTCAGCGTGCGACGGCTGGAGCCGCTCCACGAAAACGCCAGCTTCAGCGGCGAGCCCAGCGACACCAGCGTGCCGGCGGCGTTGCGGTACGAGCCGAAGTTGATGGACACGCCAGCGGTGCCAGCGGTGCCGGTGACGGCCACCACTTCGCCCGAGGTGTACCCGGTGACGGACTGCAACGACTGCACCTTCAGCCTGGCCGTGCCAGACGTGTCGTGGAAGAGGGCGTCAACAGTGATGCGGCCGTCAATGCTCATACGCCGTACAGCACCATTTCAAACGAAGCCGTGCCAGCCCCCAGCGGGCCGACCACGATGCCGTCGAGTCCCCCCTGCTCAGTACCAAGAACAATGGCGTGATTGGCTGGGCAGATAGACAGTGCACTGCCAGAAGCCTCTGCCACTTGGCACTTGGTGCTACAGGAAAACACGACACGCTCCACGTCAGTAAAAGACACAAGGCTGCCAGAGGAATCTCGATACGTGCTGGGGCTGACTGCAACCGTTACTGCGGCGGTGCCGACAATGCCAGACACATAGGCACACTTGCCTTGCAGTGAAGAGCCGGACCGCGCTAGTGACAGCACGTTTATTGCGTTGGTGCCGTCCTTGTCGTGGAACAAGGCGTCAACGGTGATGCGGCCTTCAACGCTCATCGGTACGATCCCCAGCGTTGCGAGTCGAGAAGCGACTTCACGCCAAACTCAATCTCTTTGCTGATGCTGCCGGTGAGCACGCTAGAGCGTGACTCGTACCAGTGCCCCACGAGCATCAGGATTGCGTGGCGGATTGCGGCTGGCACACTCGTGCCGCTGGCACCGTAGCCGGCCCACCACGTCACAGCCACGGCGTTGTAGTCGTCGAGGTTCGCCGGCCACGTCCCGGCACGCAGCTGCCGCACCACGCCAGGCGTCGAGTTGCGGTCTACGCGGTACGCCGTCGTGGACAGCGTGGCCGTAGAGTCGTCGCCCAGCGTGTAGGTGAGCGACACCGCCGTGGCCGTGCCGCTCGTGGCAATCGGCGGCCGGGGTAGCTCGATCTCGTACGGGAACGAGTCGAGACGCATTGTCCACTGCGTGTTGATCAGCGTGCGGTCCAGGTACTGCTCGCACCACTCACGGGCCGCCGTGATCAGCGTCGAGATGTAGGAATCGTCGTCGCTGATGTCCACACGCAGGTGGGCCTTGGCCTCGGATACCGAGACGGGCTCAACCGCCGGCGGCGTCGCTCTGGTCAGGCTGCGGTACTGCACGGGGGCGTCCTCGTTTCCTGGGCGTGGCGTCGGCCGTCTCGGCCCGGTGCTCGATGGCCGCCGTCTCGATGGTCTGCTGCTTGTCCTCGACGGCGATGCCTCGGCTGATCCAATCGTTCGCCATGCCGTCGGGAACGTCCGGCAGCACCTGGCCACGCTTGTAGTGCCGGTAGCTCATCAGCATTCGTATTTTCACGATTCTCCCACCCTCCATGCAGTTTCGGGTCGCTTGCTCGTGGACGTGAACTCGTTGGCCCACTGAAAAACCGGGCTCGTCAGGTTGCGGCCCGGCCACGTCACGACGTACTCGCCGTGGCCCAGCACGACGCGGGGCGAGACAAACACCCGGTTGCCGCTCTCTCGCCAGTTCTTCCACCACCAGATGTCGGGATCGAGCCGGCCTTCGCCCCACGAGCCCTCGGGGTCTGGCTTGCTCCAGAACCAAGGTTTCTTGGTTCGCTTGAGGGCGGCGGTGCTGATCACCGTGCAGCCAAAGTGGGCCGTGTCCACCTCTTGAATCGGCTCGGCAAACCACGACGGTGGCAGGCTTGTGTGCCCTGCCTCGGGCGGTGCCTCCAGCGTGCCCTTGAGCGTGAGCATGGGGCGGCCGTCTTCACGCTTGGTTTGCAGCCCCGTGATGGCGTCACACTGAAACGTCATCGCCATGGCGAAGAGCGTCTCCACGTCTTCCTTGGTGAAGAACGTGTCGTAGTCGATGGCCAGAAGGTACTCGGCTTTGTCGATGAACTGCTCGAAGACGCGGGTGTTCACCTGATCCCAGAAGCATCCCGTGCCGAGCGTCGGCCGGATGCCGAGCGGCATCAGGGCCTGAGCCCATGCGAAGAAGTTGGACGTGAAACCGAGCCGTGGCATCGACAGCACGGCCTCGACTCGGATATCTACCTGCGTGTCACCGACACGGACGAGCATGGGCGGCCCTCAAATGGAAGCGGC